TCTGCATAATCAATTAAAGTTTCTGTATTACCAGATGAAACTCTAGAAACAATTCTTACATCAATCGTGCTATTTCCACCCGTAGCATCAGTCGTAACACCAGTAATGATACCCTTCAAATAACCAGTAAATATTGATGTTGTTCCTGATCCGGCAAGAGCAGTGCTTAATGCAGTCGTAACACCAAAACCAATCTGTGCTCCAGCATTTGAGGGGTTGGTTGTGGCAATACCAATTGTCTGATCTGCTAAATTATCAATAAAACAAACTTTTAAATTATTTGCCCAGGTTCCTGGATTCTTTGCCGCATAAGTAAAATTAGTTCCGTCTGAATGATTATTTGTGTAATCATCGTAATTTTCAATTTTTAATGCTGAAGTAGAAGCAGCTCCAACTCCGGCATTTGCATTATTCAAAGTTGATCCATCGGTTCTTACAACCTTAAGAACACCACCGTAAGAAAGGTATGAGGAAGCACTCATCCAATATTCGTACTGGGAATCTGTTGAGAGTGGTTTTCCAAATACGTTGATTAAATCCTGTTCTGTTGAAATATCAATTGGATAATCTACTGGTCCAATTGGAAAGGGTCCTGCAATTGCACCAATATTATCAAGTACATTATCTGCTCTTCCTACTGTTAAATCAACCTCTCTGACGAGTACGCCTGGAGATAATTGAGGAGTTGCCATTTGATTCTCCGTGATTCTCAGTTAACTTAAAATATTTATTAAAAAATTGTTTTTCATCAGGGAAATATGGAGTGAACATTTACCAATCTGGATATTCCCAGTTTAAATACGTATTTTTCTTTTTTCTTTCAAATGTTATTCTTTTAATCGTACATTCTTTACATTCATAAGAATATGATGAGGCAACTGTTCCACGATCTTTACGAGTTCTATAAAAACTATCAATTAAGTTTTTTACTTCTCCACAAACTCTACATTTTCTATCATTAAATAACAAATGTCCCAATCTAATTTGACCATCAAGATCCATCAGTTATATTGCCACATATATGAACGATCACCATATTCATCAGCATACCACCTATCACCTTCAGCATCAGTAAAACTACTATCACCAAGACCATCATCAATAAATCCAAATGGTGCCATGTCCTGATCTATTTGATTTTTCTGTTCTTCGTATAATCTTTTTCTTACATCTTGATCTGTAAGTTCTTTAAAATAATCCTGAGAAACTAACCAAGCATAAATCACCAAGCACATTGCTAGATCATCATTACACCCTTCTTCTGCCTCAAATGAATTATGTTTTTGAATAAATGTGGTAAGTTCACTCATAATTTCATAATCATTTAGATATAACTTATCTTCTTCCACCATAGTTTTTAGATTTAAACATCCAATTTTTTTAACTGTCTTGGACATTTTCACACCAAGTTGAGTTTTTTTACCAGAAAATCCTTGTCCTACGATTTGTCCTGCTCTTCCTCTCATAGAACACATCAGTATGTTATTATACTCCAAGTCATATTGAAGAATACTCGCAACCTGATCACCAACATCATTTACTTCACATAAAATATAAGAATCATTATAACTTTTAGCAACTTCATAAATGATATTTGGGAATATCATAGGTTTTATTTCATTATTCCTATACTTTGCTACAACCTTATGTGGAAATTCTGTAATGTCTATAATTACAAAAGCAGAATAATCATTCCCTACTCCTCTCGCAACGTCTACAGTGATAAGGTAATCGTGTTCATCAATAGGATCCATATGAACATCCAAACCAGCACTACGGGTCTTAGGGGCATCGTAGACGAGGGATCTAAGTTTAGAAGGTGCGATTAAAGTATCAACAGAACCTAAGAACTCACATAAAAATTCTACTTTAAATTGTTGCTCACTTGTATTTGCTATTGTTTGTGCTTTCCATTCTGCATCTCTTCCTGGAACCTCACTCCAATGAACATCAGTTGGTATATATTCATTTTTACCTTTCTCAGCATCATGCCACATGCGATAGAAATGATTCATACCGTGAGGTGTAGATACAATGATTACTTTTGTATTTTTACCTGAAGTAATCGTTGGATATACTGATGCAAAGAAAGACTCTGCGATATGATTTGGAACGAACGCAAATTCGTCCAAAAATAAAATATTGAATGACATACCACGAACCGCAGAAGCAGAAGTAGAAGCAGCCAAGATTTTACTTCCATTCTCAAGTTCCAAAGAACCTTTGTTCCAAGAGATAATACCTTGCTGCATCCACTTTGGTAGATTTTCATATGCGGTTTGGAGACGATCTAAAAGTTCTCTTGCGGTTGCTGCCTTGTTTGCTAATATACCAATATTTACATTGTCATTAAAGACAGCATAATGAAGAAGATATGAAACAACCGTAGTGCTTTTACCTGTTTGACGAGGCATCTTACATATATTAAATCTATTCTCGTGAAATTTATTTACAAGTTTTTCTTGGAATGGATACAGATTAAAAGGTTGTAATCCATGATCCAATGTAACAATTTTTACATAATTTTTTGCAAAATATACAGGATCTTCTTTAGACTTAACGAACTCAATAATTTGTTCTTGTGTAAATTCAATTGGGGTATTTGCTTTTTTTAATAAAGGATTGCCAAGATAAACATCATTAGTAGGTGGCATCAGTTACAATTCCACTTTCCCAATGCTAATGCTTTTCTAGTAGGACGACCTTTTTCGTCTTTCATAGGTCCATCTACTCCACTCATCCGGGCACAAAATGATTTTCTACGTTTTGCATCTTTAGATCCTGGTTTTAATTTTGAAGGTTCAGTAGTAACTGCTGTTTGTAATTTAGATCCTGGATTTTCTTTTCTATAAGAAGCAACTCCTTTTGCATTTAATCCACCCTCTGGATTTTTACCTTCTTTTTTTTGCCAAGCAGCAACCTCTTGAATTTCAATTTCTTCATTCATAGATTTATTTACATAAATTAATGGTTGTCCAGGAACAAATTCAGAAACTTTGAAAGTTAAAATTCTACAATCAGGGTAAATTTTTTGAATTTCATACTCAACATCCTTTCTAGTTGGGATGCCTATCTGTGGGAAAAATATTTTCGTTCCATAAGTTTTTCCTCTCCAATTAAACATTACCGAAATAATATTACCTGTTCTTGCAGGAATACGAACTGACTCTTCAATTTCAACATTTTCTACTTTTACACAATTTGGATATTTTTTACCAAACATAGTTTTCATGCCTTTTTTCTTATATCCTTTCCAACATGCCTCATCAACACTCATTGGACACTCATCCATTCCGTGTACTGGGCAATCCTTTCCTTTCTTTGTTTTACTACAAGACCCTTCTACTGGTTTTCCAATACCAACTTCAGTCGGTTTAATTTTTTGTCCAGGAACATCAAACCCTTTTGGTAAAGGTTTACATTCTTTATTGGTATTACACCAATACATTCCTTTACCACACTTTTCTTCACCAAGAACTAATTCAGTTAATTTTGGTTGATACTCATTATTTAATGGTAAAGATACTGCTGCTGAAGGTCTTAATTTTGATTTTGCAACTTCTGCTTCATTATCGTTAGAAAATGTTTTTGATCTAATTTTTTCTTGTTTTTTCATATCATTATGAGGTGTCTTATTAATTTTAAAACTCATCATTTCTTCACCAAGTATTTTTTCAACTAAAGATATTTCTACTTCTTCTGATTTATTTCCCCAATTAGCAGCACCAACTTTACGACATTTTACAAGTGCTCCAGATGCATATGCAGATGGCCAAACTGAATATCTTGATTTTACTTTATGGTAACAAGCATCTTTAGTCCCACTACCTTTTCCTTTAGCATCCGATTCTTCAGACATTTCATTGCTATCCAAATAGTCTGCTGCAGTATCAATATAATCTGCTGCTTTAGTAATTTTTGATTGAACCCAAGCAGGTAATTGTGAGTCACCTTTTTTAATAATTTTTCTTAATTTTTTTACAGCACTATCAATCGTATCCATCTCTGTACTTGCCATATACCCCTCTTCATCCTTTTCTCTGCCAGCAGCAATTGCTTTATGATTTTCTTTGAAAAATTCTTCTTTCATTTTTTTTGTGGGGGAATCGGTGGAAACATAAGTTGGTGATGCAGCATTTCTTTTTTTTGGTTGATGTGGGTCAGCATCACTTTTTCTTCTTACTGCAGATGCTATTTCAACTTTAGTCATACTTGCTAACTTATCTCTTGAGAAACACTTAGGAGTTTTGGTTTCCCCAGGTTCATTAGCACATGGAGATCCATCTGATTGCACCCAACCAGGTTTACCACCATCTGATTTGGATTTACCAAACCAATCACGAAGACCTTCTTCATTATAAGTCCTTTTCTTATGTTGTGCTTTAAGTTCTTTTTCCATCTTAAGTAAGTGCTTGTAGTAATCTGGGAACTCATCTAAATGCTGAAGAGCGATTCCGTATGCTTCCTCGTGGGTAGTAACGTGCTCACGCTCCACAGTTGAACCAATCTCTGCCTGTTTGATAATAGCATCAACGGAGACACCATGCCTCTTGGCGATTTCCTGTTCAGTAGGAACTTTCTTTTTCATCGG